AAGTCCTGACCTTCGTAATGGGTTGTTTCTTCTACCTCCTGCTTACAGTCTGTACATACCACCAGAGGCTCTAATAGCCCCAAGGAGCGCATGTCCGCGTCAAGTTGAGCTTTGGTACCTGCAAATGCCCAGATCGTCGTGCGTAGTGTTTCCATATCTTTAGATGCCCGTAGGCGTTAGATGATATGAGGCACTGGCCTCTTATGCTGTTACTATACATGCGAACCGTTGGCATGTCAAGACAAGTTATGCACACCCTAGAAATTAGCTAACCTTAGCCTTCTTCCAGCGTTTCATGGCTTTCTGGCGCATAATCTCTGAATAGTCTAGTTCGTTCTTTTCTTTGAAAGCCTTAGCACTCTTCTTCCCAATAAGTGACATCGCCTTCTTCATGATTTGTTCTTCTGTCATAGTGGAGGCATTCTATGCGAACGGTTGGTATAAAGTCAAGCTAATTATAGGGAGGCTATTAGCGGGTCCATTAGGAAGGGTAATGAGGTGACTATCTATGCACAGGGCAAAAACAATAAACCCTTGACGGCCGAAGCTATCAAGGGTTACTGTGTATTTGTTCAGAACACAGATGTATACTAACGGTTAGTATTACACGCTGTCAAATTCTGGCAGGCGTGTGTTTTTTTATCTAAAACATAGGCCATAATTAGTAGCGCAAATCGGCCCAAAGCCGGACTAATAAGCGAGAACTGCGCTCAGCCCCCCATATCAGGGAGTAATAACAGGAATCGAAGAGATGGGAATAAGGGTTAAGGGTTCCGACCTTGCCTAGCAATAGGATGGGTACTCAGAAAACGGGATATTGTAAGCAGAGAGTTTCCTAGGCGCCGCCGCAAGCAGTTCATCATCTGCATGTACGGGGACCTAAACCTAGTGTTTTGAGCTGCTATACAGAACGTTCTTTCTACAATTCTTTGTTAAGCTCCTAGAACTCCTACCCGTTGTTTCTAGGTGTGTTTTAAGATCAATAGTCCTACTCCCTATATAGTTTTTGTTATTCCATATAAGGCGAGAAGAAGTTAAAACAGACTAAACGTAAGTAAAAAAAGAATATGAAACATACAGTCGTCACGTTCACTTACAAAGAATCTGACAATTTAGAATACTTAGACGCGGTTAGAAGGGCTTTTGATTTTAATATGCAGGTTTTAGAAAGAATCGACGTGTACGAACGCGGATGGTTTGGTAGTGGACGAAATAAAGTGATTCTTATTTTGCAACAACTTACGGATGAAAAAGTTTGACGATCCCAACGGTTAGCATTAAACTATTATTAGATTAAATATCTCCGTCCTAGCTGAATGACGGTTATTGATTCAGAAGGTAACTGACAAGGGAGTGGAGGAAAGCGGATAGCACTCCCTTTGTCGCCACCTTTACACGTGCTATAGTTGAGTTATGGCTCGGACGAATCCTTTGAAAATCAAAGCGATTAGTTACCAAAATTAAGTTTTTGGTCTTTTAGTTTTATATGGAAGAGAAAGTGTTAGGTAGACCGACAATATACACAGAAGCTCTTGCAACAAAGATCTGTGACAGGATTGCTTCTGGTGAGAGTGTTCGCACTATTTGCAAAGACGATGACATGCCAAACTCTTCGACTGTTCATGATTGGGTGAAGACAAATCATTCGTTTTCCAAGCAATACGATGAGGCTAGACAGAAACAAGCAGCTAACTTGTTCGATGAAATCTTAGAGATTGCTGACGATGGTACTAATGATTACGTAGAGAAAGAGATTGAGAAAGGCAAGGTTATTGTTGTGGCAGATGGTGAGCATATCTCTCGTTCGAGACTTCGAGTCGATACGCGCAAGTGGTACATGTCAAAGGTCTTACCAAAGATTTATGGCGATAAGTCCGAGGTTGATATCACTACAAACGGCGAGAGCATGAACTCCATAAGCACTCTTTCACCAGAAGCACAGGAAGCCATACGCAAGATCTACGAAGAAGAAACAAAGAAGAAGATTCTTAACCCTTAGACTATGTTTGATGAACAGAACAAAGTTGAGACAAAGCGATCTACTCTCTTTGGTCAAGAAGCTAGACGCAAGCTCTTAGATGGCGTTGATTCTGTTGCTAATGCCGTGAAGGTTACGATGGGAGCAAAGGGACGCAACGTAGTAACGAGCTACGGCCACACAACAAAAGACGGTGTAACTGTTGCCAAGGATGTTGATGTTTCTCACGATCCCGCCGCTTCACATGGTGCCAAGCTCATTAAAGCCGCGAGCGTTAAGACGTGTGACGTTGCGGGGGACGGAACAACAACCGTGTGTGTTTTGGCCCAGACCATGATCCGTGAAGGGATGAAGTGTCTTGATGAAGGCAAAGACGCCCAAGACCTCAAGCGTGAGATTGAAGAAAAAACAGAGTTTGTTCTCGGATCTCTTAAGGCTCTTTCCGTTCCTACAACTGATATTCGTCAGATTGCTAACGTATCCGCAAACGATGAGTTTATTGGTGGGATTGTTGCCGAAGCTGTCAACTCTGTCGGTTCCGAAGGTCTTGTGGTCGTAGAACGAACCTATGGAAACGCAGAGGTAGAGATCGCCGACGGAATGCAGATTGATAAAGGTATGGTCCCCGGTCCGTATCTTACAGACGGTCAACGCCGACGCGCCGTCTACGAAGACGCTCATGTTCTTATCTTCAAAGGAAAGATCCACGATCTCCACGGGTTTGCCGAAGCTATTACACCACTTGTAAAAGAAGGGAAACCGCTGCTCATCATTGCCGATGACTACGATGTGCCTATTCTCCGTTCCCTCGAACTCACAGCGCTAAAGGGCGGTGGACGCTTTATACCGATCAACTCCCCGATGATCTACCACGACCAGGTTCTCGAAGACATCGCCGTGTACACAGGGGCTACAGTTATTTCTGACGCAGACGGATTCAAGAACTTCAACCCTGAATGGTTCGGAATGGCGAAGTCTGTTGTTTCTACCGTAGACAAGACGACCATCCGCTGTTACGAGGATCGCAAAGAAGCCATTGAGAAGCGTGTAGAAGAGATTTACGAGAACGCTAAACAGTTCACAGAGTCAGAGCGCCGCAACGTAGAGAAGCGAGCTTCACGCCTCAAAGGGAAGATGGCAGTCGTCAAACTCCCATCCACCACAGACGAAGAGGGGAGAGAGCAGAATGATCGCGTCGAGGACGCAATATTTGCCTCTCAGGCAGCCCTTGAGATGGGAATAGTACCTGGAGGTGGTTATGTATTCCTACACGCCGCAAACCTCGTTGCATCAGAAGAAAGATTTGAGAATTTGACAGATGGAGCAATCGTTTTAATAAAGGCGCTTCAAGCTCCTGCCGCTCAGATTGCCAAGAACGCAGGGAAAGACCCTATCACTACTGTCAACACGTCTCTTAACACTCTTAAGGGTTTTAACGTAGTTACAGGACAGTTTGAAGACCTCATGGCTACAGGAATCGTAGATCCTCTCAAAGTAAGCATTACAGCCTTTAAGAACGCTGTTAGCGTGGCATGTCTTGCCCTTACCACCGAAGCTATCATTTACGATGAAAACGTATGATTAAGCCATTAGGAGTTCACGTACTCGTTGAGCCTATCGAAGAGACTTCCTTCGTCATGAAGCCGGAACAGTCCAAGGGTTCGGCAGAGCGAGGGATCGTCCGAGGTATCGGTTCAAGAGTCGAAGATGAAACACTCAAGGTTGGAGACACAGTGATCTTCCGCAAGTTCTCTCCAGAAGAGTTTAAGCACGAAGGTAAACTGGTCTTTCTTATTGAAGAGCAGGACCTTATGGGAATCGAGGAATAGTATGTATGTCTAAGCTCAAGTTTGAGAAAGTGACACGCGCTAAGCAGAGAGAAAACCAACGCCAGGCACGATATTTCAGAGACGATATCGTTCAACCATTCGACGAGAAAGGGAAGCGTTCTACTAAATTTATTCGCATGTACGGTGATAAAATCTATGGAAAATATTGAAGTCGTAGCACCAGAGCCAATCGTTACAAAGTTTAAGCGCGGTGACATGGTGAAGCATAAGCTCGGTATTACCGGTGTTGTTGCTCAGGTCTTTACCCACGGAAAGGCAAAGGACGCCCCAGAAGACGAGCCAATGAAACCGCTCAACGTCTTTGTTTACTCGGTCCATCACCTCAACAACGTAGGGGAGATCGTGCAGTCTAACTTCGAGGAAGATCTCATTGATCTTTGTGTTTAACGCATTAGCGGTATTTCTAGCAATCTTCTGTTCTCTTGAACTCCACGCTTACTTGGAACGCCGTCGAGTTAACCCAGAAGAGCCAACACTCAAACAACGGGCGGAAGAGGCTTTGCGCTCCATCTTGCCGCAGGAGAAGGCCGAATACATGCCTCCGATGAACGAAGAGGAATACGAGAATCACTTACTAGATTTAAGCGGTCGAAACGATCTTTTAACCAAGCTAGACGCGAAGCTCCCATGGAACTCCGAGCATCCGAAATCTCCCCCCTCGGATTCATAGAGGAAGAGGGAATCGTAAACGAAAGGGGCGAGAAGCTAGACTTCTACAATCGCCCTTTTCTTTTAGATCCTTTGTGCGACATGAGTCGTTTTCAGTGCTATAAGAAAGCGGCTCAAGGTATCGGAATGAGCGTCACACTAGCTATCAAGTCTCTCTATTGCGCTAAGTATAAAGGCTGGTCTTTCATCCACTCACAGCCTACAGACGAAGACGCACGCAACTTCGTAAAGACCAAGGTAAACAAAATGCTCAAGGCTAACAAATGCTTTGAGGATATTGAAAGCGATAACATCGAGCTTAAACAGTACGGAGGCCGCGACATCCATTATCAGGGAACAGGATCAAAGTCTGGTGCGCTTTCTAAGACCGTTGACGTTATTATCCAGGACGAGAAAGACCGGTCCGACCAGGCGTTCTTGAAGGAGCTTGAATCCCGTACCATCAACTCCAAGATTAAAGGCGTGTGGTCACTCTCAAACCCGTCTATCGATGGAGCCGGTGTAGACAAAGACTGGAACGAATCAGATAAGAAAGAATGGTTCGTCTCCTGCTCTAATGGCCACGCACACCCTCTAAAATGGCCTGAGAGCGTCGATATACCTAACAAGCGGTATATCTGCTCTGAATGCAAAATAGAGCTTACAGACGACCAAAGACGCCGTGGAGAGTGGGTTCAGACAGGAGATCCAAACGCTAAGTTCTCCGGTTATCACATGACACTTCTATTCTGCCCGCTTATTTCTGCCGAGTACGTGATTGAGCAGTGGGAGGATGGAAAGAACCCAGAGTATTTCTATAACTTTATCCTAGGCGAGCCGTATTCCCCAGGAGATACAAAGATTGAACGCCACGCAATTCTTGATAACTGGACACCAAAGAACCTTGAAACAGGTCAGTATTTCCTAGGTGTAGACGTTGGAAATATCAAACACTTTGTTTTAGGGAGCGAGAAAGGAATCATGAAGGTTGGCACGTTTACAGCTTGGGCAGAATTAGACAAACTTCTCTTAAACTTCGCTCCAACAACGGTAATGGACGCAATGCCAGAGAACACCATAGCCCACCATTACAAAGATACTCACGATAACTTCTTTATTTCCCATTTCTCACGGGATAAAGAGAATAACAGCGTGATTCGCTTCGGTGAGGGAGACAAAGAAGGCATAGTGTTTTCCGATAGGTCCCGTGTTATTGATAGGCTTGTTTCGGATCTTCTTGAAGGAAAGATACTCTTCTCATTGCCTTCAGATAGGGACTTTAGAATGCTTGTCGAACACTGTGCGGACCTTCGGCGTATCAAAGAGAAAGACGGTTTAGGGATCGAAAGATATGTGTGGGATTCGCTTACCGGAGAAGATCACCTATTCTTCGCGCTTCTTTACTGGTATATTGCTAAGCAAACAGCCGTTTCCGGTGCTTCTTCGTACATTACAGGACCTACCAAGGTTGATTCCGTTGTGAGAACACAAGACGGATTCAGGAACAATCTATCTCAATATTTGGAGGAAAGAGAGATATATGGATCTGATTTTTCAGAGGATCGGTAATAAGTGGTATCTAAAATGGCAATTTGTAAGGGATATTTACTTTTTGATGTGCAATGATATCCGCTTTTATTCCCCCCGTTCTTCTAATGGAATCCGGTACGCAAAGGTGTCGAAATACCTCAAAGATAGTTACGATGTGCATTTAACACCTAGTCAACTTAAATATCTCGTTCGTACTATAAAAATACGAAAGTAATAAATTTACGGGGCTTTTGCCCTGTTTTTTTATTCTATCCACGCATGATTCTACATACATTTTATTATGTAATAGAAAATATGCGATATACCGATTTAGATGACACACAGCTTTGCGCTCTCATCGATAACCGGTGGGCTTCTTCGTCTTCTCTTTGGGATGAAATCGACCTGGTAACAAAGAAAAACAAGCGTACATACCAAGGAAAGAGCGAATGGTATCAACGCGCTCGTGTTCCACCAAACCGTCCTCGTGTTCAGAGTAACCGTGTCTTTACAAACGTAGAGGCGGTTATCAACTCGCTTATCGCAAACCCACCTAAGCCAAACATGATTCCTTCACGGGATTCACAAGCGGCTAAGGATCTTGGGCAGATGTTAGAGAAAGCTCTCTCGATCAAGTACGATAAGCTCAATGTTAAAGAGGTACTCCGTCAGTGTCTTCGTGACCTGTACTTTTCGCGTTTATTTGTTTGGAAGCCATTCTGGAACGCAGAAACAAACGATATAGACGTGCGTCGTGTTGATCCTAACAAGGTACGTTTCTCTTCTAAAGCTAAAAATGAGGTAGAAAGCGAGTTTGCTATTGAGGAAATCGACACAACTGTCGCTAAAATGTGCGCTTTGTTTCCAGAAAAGCGCGACCGAATCCTCGAAATCTCGGATCTTACAGAAGAACAGTTACTTATCACAAACCCTATAGCTACCTATAAGGAATGTTGGATTGGATCTGACTTGATTATCAAGTATAAGAACGAAATTCTCTATAAAGGTCCTAACCCTTATTGGGATTGGGATGGTCTTCGTGCTACTTCGGAAGAAATGAGTGAGATTAGCACAGAAAACGATGTTCCTCGCCGAAAGAAGCTGGAATCCATGAAAAATGCGGTTCTTGGCGACTTTGAAGTACCAGAAGGCGAAGATCCAAACATGCTCGTACAGGATTATCGTAAAAAGGTTTCTGAATCAGGAGAAGAGAAGGTGGAGTTTGAACAATATCTCTACAATTACCACGATTTACCAAGAAAACCATACATTTTCGCTACTGTTCTGAACGATGAGGATCGCCCTATCGGGATCACTTCTTTCATTGAACAGTCGGAATCTCTCCAAGAAATCGTAGACCGAACTATTTACAACATCTGGTTGAACACAGAAATGGTCAACGGTATTACCAAGGTTGATAGCAACAAAACCAACGTATCAAAGGGAGACGCTCAGGTCATGCGTTACGACGCCGGAGGTGTTCTTTGGGGGAAAGGTGTTGTGGATGGAGTACAGCGCGAGTTCGGTGTAGGTCTTCCTCAATTCGTCTTCACAGCTCTCCAGGACTACCGAAACGAGATCGACAACATCATGGCTGCAACGTCTGCTTTCCGTGGAGAACGTGAGGGACAAGAGACAAAGGCGGGACGTCTTGCCCTTGTTGAACAGTCTTTCATGCGTCTGAACGAGATGGTCCAGGTCATCGACTACGTATCCCAGGAACTATTTGGATGGTGGATGCAGTTGATGAAAGTCAAGTACACAGAGCGTCATCTTATTAAGGAATTTGGTCCAGATCAGGCAGTAAAAGCCATGGAAATCACTCAGGACGATATCGAAGATGGTATCGAGATCCGCGTCATTCCAGGGAAAACATTGCCAGAAGATCGTCGATTCCAGTTTGAACGCGCACAAGAAGACGTTAAGAACGGCCACATCTCCCCTCTTGATTACCTGGAAGCGGCCGGATACCAGAATCCAAAGGAAAAGGCACGAAATGCGTACGAATTTGCCAAGAACCCAGAGAAGTCTCTCGGTATCGAGGAAGTTCCGGCTCCTGAACAAGCGCCAACGCAAGGCGTACCGCAACAGCCAGCAGAGAACGCTCTTATGCCTGGAGGCAACATGGAAGCAGAAGCACTACAACCTCAATCTGTACCGGTAGGAATGTAGACAGAGGGGCTGAATGTCGGCCCTTCGATCTAACTTCTTATTAGACCAGGCCAACGGAAGAAGTCGCAAGACCAATCTTCTAGAGGACAGTCGGAAGTGATTATGGACGAAGTAAACGCACCAGCTCCCGCTCCTGAATTAGAGGCTCCAGTGGAAGAAACCGCTGCGGCTCCTATTGAACAAGCGGAAGCACCACAAGACGCACCACAGGAAGAACTAAAGCCAGAGGCGGCTCCTAGTGAGGAACCTAATCTGTTTGAACTTCCTGACGGCAGAAAGGTTGACGCAGAAACTCTTTCGAAAGAGTGGCGCGATAACTTCATGCCAGAGTTTACACGCCGTTCTCAGGCACTCGCCGAAGCACGAAAGCAACCTGAACCTGCTAAGACCGAAGCACCTCCTTGGGAGGACCCAGAATGGGTTCCTACTTCCTGGAAGGAAGGCATGGAAATTGCCGAGATGAAGGTTTGGCAGAAGATCCAGGAGGAAGCTACACGTGAAGAACGCGAAGCAAAGGCACGCGAGGAATATGTGGCAAAAGAGGTTGAGTACATTAAAGGACTCGATCCAAATGCCGACATTAACCAAGTGATGTCTTATGCGGCTAAACGCTCCCACACGTCTCTTGTAACGGCTTATCAGGCCCTACAGGACATCGAGGAAGCGGCTCGTCGTGCCGAAGACCGTGTGCAACGTAACCTCAAAACACGCCTAGGAGAACCTGTTGGAACATCTACACAAGCTGTTCCTCAAGTAACAGAGTTTCCTCCTGACGTGAAATCAGGGCTTGAAAAAGCTCTCTATGTAATTCGCAATAAATAAACACTATGGTTTTTTCTCCACAGGTAACAAGTGTTACCCGAACGTATATCGTTCCTGACATTTTCTCCCAGATCAACCTCGGATCTCCTTTCTTGATGAACACGCTTGCAGAAGCTACTGATTGGACGACCGGAACTGCTTACGAAATCATCGTTAAGTACGCTCTTTCGACCAACGGTGGTGTTACAGGAATTGCAGACCAGCTCGATTCTAACCGCCAGAACAACCGCACCAAAATGTCTTTTGAACCTAAATCGGCTTACAAGCCAGTTGTGGTCGCAGACATCGAAGTCGAACTCAACAAAGGCGACGAGCGTGTTATCAGCCTTGTGGCAGCAGAAATGCAGTCTCAGGCACAGGATCTTTGTGAAAACCAGGCTGACTTCCTCTACGCAGGAACAGGATCTGGAAACGAATGGGATTCTATCTCTAACGCTGCCGACGATGGTTCTAACTATGTAACGTATGGTGGTCTCTCCCGCACGACCTACCCAGCGCTCGAAGGTTACTACATCGCTTCCACTGGTGCGCTTACTCTTGCAAAACTTGCGACAGCTTACGACGCAGTTGAAAAGGGTACTGACTCGCCAACCGGTATCTTCACCACAAAGACACTCTGGAGCGCGTACGAAGCTCTCAACACGCCAACGGTACAAGCACACTACACCTCGTTCGGAGACATGACGGCTACGATGACCCCAGACGGTATCGTGACTTCTAAGGGCGCTCTTACAGGCACCCAAGGATTTAAGTGTCTTACCTACCGCGGTACCCCAATGATGAAAGATGAACACTGCCCAAGTGGAAAGATCTTCCTTGTCAACTCCAAGAAGACAGGTAAATTCCGCAACTTCGGCTTTGCTTCCATCACCCGCACAGAAGGACAGTTCTCCCGCAAGAACTTCTCGATGAAAGACGGATCGCCAATCGGTACGTTTGGATCGAGCAAGGTTCCAAAAGGATTTAACTTCCGCGACATGATGTCCCCAGTAGACCAGCTTTCTCAGGTTGGTTACCTCCTCTTTGACGGTAACTTCCTTGCAGCAGAGCCACGTCTTCAGGGTCAGATGTCTGGAGTTACCGCTTAAATTATTCAATCGCGTGCTACGCGAAAATTGTGGGAAGGCTTAAGCCCTACCGCTGAAAATATGATCCGCATTACATTTCAGGACACACTTCAAACTGCTACTAGCCCACAGGTTGGTCTTGGGACCAAAGCAAACACCCCAGACGGCTCTTCTTGGCAGTACGTGAAGGTTAGCGAAGCAGTTACTAAAGGTTTTATCGTTTCTCCAGTTGCTGTTTCGGGAGTTGATGAAGTTTCTTCTTCTACTAACTCCGCAGGACAGATTGTCTACATTACTAAAGCTGGAGCTACGCTTACTACAGGTGAATATGCTAATGGTTGGGTTGTTGTAGACGATGGAACAGGTGAAGGTCAGGTGGCAAAAATTCGTACTAACAACGCCACTACTCTCGAATTGTATCCAGAATGGGCACTTACAACAGCTCTTTCTGTTGCTGATTCCGACATCACTCTTTCTAAGGTAAATACTCTTGTAGAGAAGGTGCCTATCACAGCAAAAGACACTGTTTGTACAGGAGCCGCACAGGTTGCATTTGCCGCTAACGAGTACGGATGGGTTCTTACCAAAGGCCCTGGAATCGTTATCGCAGGTGTGGTCATTACCGCTAATAAGAACTTTACCCCTGGTGACGATACAGAAGGTCAAGTGATTATCGGCGTAACCGCAGAAGGTCCATTCAACGCATTCAATCTTGGTTACTCTCTCGCTGCCAACACGACAGCAGACAAGGGTTTCCTTGCCCTCATGGGAATTGCTACTGCGTAGTGTCCTGCTCAAGCCTCTCTCCCACAAGGGAGGCTGAGTGCAGCACATTAACGTGATTCAAAATATGTCTACTGTATCTGCCTTTTTCATGCGTGACGCTAACCGTGTACCTATTACCGGGCTTGGTTTAGTCACAACAAAAACCATTGTCTTTGACGTAACCACAGGAGCAACAGGAGTAACAAACTTGTTTACCGTTACAGGAGATGTAGTTGCTCAAGTATTTGCTAAATGTTCCGCAGACCTTGTTTCTGCCGGAGGTGGAACCGTACGTGTTGGAATTACAGGAAACGATAACGGATTTATCAACACCACCACAGCAACCGACCTGGATAATGGAGAAAGCTGGGTAAGCACAAGCCCTAACTCTATTGCCGCTATTCCTACACAACGCAGCATTACATCTGGAACCTCAATAATTCAGACTATCGGTGTTTCTGCTGTAACTGCTGGAACACTGACATATTTCTGTCTTTGGTATCCACTCTCTGAAAATTCGGAAGTAGTGGCTGCTTAGTGTTTCGCTTGGACCCCTTCCGGGGGTCTTGTGCGGCACATTAGTCGTCGGGGGCTTTCATCGCTCCTGTAAAAAACAAGAGTATGTCAATGGATTTTGCGCGCATTGCGTCGATCACGAACATTACAGACGAAGACTTTTCCCACCCCTATAATGGTGATAGTTTCACTGTTAAAGCTGGAGAAACTCTACTATTTCCGTACGATTTAGCTCGCCACCTTGCGAAACACCTTGCGAGAAAGATTCTTTTCTCTCGTGTATCTCCGTCAGATCAAAAAGTAGATCGTGCCGCGTTCTCAAAAGATTCTGAGAATACACTCATTGATAAGATTCTCGGTCAGGAATCTCACAAGCCTGTATCGCCTCAGCTTTCACCAGGAGAACTCTTGAAGGCTCGTGTGTCTGAGCTTAACGATAACAAGCCTGAGAATGCTCCTACCGGAGAACGCACAAAGGCTGATGTTATTGCGGAGCTTCAAAAGGAAGGGTTGCCTGTAGACAAACGAAACTCTATGGCTTCTCTCGAAGAACAGCTTGCAAATCATAAGTCTTCCAAGGCTTAAATAGACTCTTTTTATGGACGACTTTGAAGCAAAACAAGAACTTGCAAAGACATCTCTCGCTATTCAAGAGGGACGGCGAGAACTTGAAATGCTTGAGTCGTCAAAAGAAGAGTTTATAAAGCAAAGAACTAAAGAGGTAAACGAAGCGGTATACAAAACACTAGAAGACGCAAAGATCGTCTTAGAGGAAACAAAACAGGCAATAAAAGAAACAGAAGATATAAGGATAATGGCAGAAGAATGCCTACAATCCGCAAAAGACCTAAGAAAAGCAGCCAAAGACGCAAAGGAGGCAGGAGAGGAAGAGATAAACGAACTCTTAGAAGCCATTGAAAGAGACAGAAACGAGCTAAACGTAGCCAAAAACGACCTAGCAATAGAAAGAACGCGACAAGAAGCGTCTCTTACAGGAATAAACTCGCTACTTCAAACAATAGAACGAGAAAAGAGCAGCTTAAAAAACGAGCGGCATAAGCTCGCAGTAGCCAACAAGGTATGGCAGAGGCAAAACGAGATCAAAACCGAGTAACAACATGGCTTGCGGTAAACCCTAGCGGTGAGCTTGTTAACTTGCTCATTGACGACGCAACAGGATACTTACTAGCAAAGATTATAGCCGTTTCCTCGTTTTCATCTGTCACGCCAAGCAACATTTTGAAACGTGACGCTAACCGTGTGACGGTAAAAGGCGGAGTTGTTCCAAGTGGGACAGTTACAGGGTTGCTGATTGACAATGCAAACGGAGGCGTCAGAGCTGTAAATTCATAATCATATGTCGGAGGACACATCATTACATGAAAAAGTGGGAGTTCTGACTGGCCTAGTTCAGAGTCAGACAGAAAGCTCCAAGGAATTTAGAGAAGAAATGCGTGGATACATGGAAAGAGACCTAGAAGCGCATGAAGACATGAGAAAAGAACTGCACGATCTATCTAGTCGTCAGGCTGTGGAAAAAGTAAAGCTAGGAGCAATCGTCGCGGCCGCTACAGTGATTGTAAACAACATTATCGGGAGTTTTTTCAAGAACTAGTATGCGCGAATATCTCAATATAATTCTCCTTTTCCTGATACTGGTCGTCTGCATGTTCATCTCGAACGGAGTAAACAAGATATTCGAGAAGACGGTAGGGATAGAACAAGTTTTAATGGACTGGACTCTATATGAAGCTCAAGAATAAAGAAGGGCGAGTGGTAGAGCTTCGTCAAAAGCCAAAAAACTACATCCCTATCAACAAGTTTTGGAAGTTAGCTCTAAAACAAGCTGCGGAAAAGAATTTACGTAAAGCATAAATATATGGAAGCTCCACGAGATCAAAACCGAGTACCAGCCGCTCTGGGAGTAAATGATGTTACTGGAGCAACACAATATTTTAGTACCGACGCAAACGGAAACCTTCTCATTTCTGCCACGATCGTTGCTTCTTTGGAAGATTTGTCTGACGTTGTTATTACCAACCCACAGGATGGGGATGTTTTATCGTACGATTCAGGAACGCAAACATGGATAAACTCCGTTGTTTCTGGCACTGGTGACGTTGTTGGTCCGGCTTCTTCCACAGATAACGCCATCGTTCGTTTTAATGGAACAGATGGAAAAACTATTCAAAACAGTGACGCAATTTTAGACGATAGCGAAAACCTCACAGCTATTGGAAACATCACAGGTAAAGCTGGGGGTATTACACTTACAGGTGGAACAGGAGCTTCTGACGCTCTAACTCTGACTTCGACCTCTAACGCCACAAAAGGAAAGATTACCCTAGGTTCCTCGGTGGGTGTTAACTTTGTCGAATCAAACGGATGCCTTGCTTTAGGTGCTACAGATACTGCTTTGAACGTCTTTGAATCTTCGGGATTAGCACGTTTTCTTGTTGCTACGGATAGCACGTTTACCGAAGGAGTCGAGATTGGTTTAATCAAGGCTTCAAGTGGTACTACTGGACCTCAACTTTTTACGGCATTTTCTCATGGAACACTTGCTGCTCCAACTATTGTAGACACGGGTGATACATTGTTTACATTTGGGGCGCTTGGTTACGATGGAACATCTAACTTCATTGGTGGAAGTATCACCTTTAACGTAGACGGAACACCAGGAGACGCAAGCATGCCTGGAAATATCACGCTTAGTACATCTGCAACAGGAGCTGGTTTTCCTACACCTAGACTCATTATTGATAGCACAGGAATCTTCAAGCCTGCCACAAACGATGGCGTTGCTCTTGGTACAGGTGCGCTTTCGTACTCTGACCTATTCCTCGCTTCTGGCGCTGTTATCAACTTTAACAACGGTGATGTTACCCTCACTCATTCCTCTAACCTCCTTACACTTGCAGGAGGTAATTTGAGTCTTGGCGCTAACTCTCTGATTGCTCACTCTGTTCTTTCTGACGCAACAGATGGTTTTATTATTGAATCTGCAAACGGAACAGACGTTGCAATATTTGGTCCAGCAAACACGGCAAATGCTACATTTTATGGAGCAGTTTCGTTTACAGGCGCAGTCCTTCCTGTAACAGACAACACTCCCGCTCTTGGTGCTTCTGGTCAGGCTTGGTCAGATTTGTTCCTTGGAAGTGGTGGGGTTATCAATTTCAACGCCGGAAATGCTTCTATTACACATTCTTCTGGTACGTTGACTTTTGCTGGTGGAACATACGGTTTTGCAGGTACTTCTTCACAGGCGGCAGAAATCCGCTTGTTTGAAGACACGGACGATGGATCTAACTACACAGCATTTAAGGTAGGAACACAGTCGGCAGACATTACGTATACACTCCCTACAGCACAGGGTGCAGCTTCAACATACTTGCAGAACAACGGAAGTGGTGTTTTGACATGGGCCGCGGCTTCTGGTGGATCTGGATACCTGGATTCCCTGGACGACGACGCTTCGAACTGCATCGTCGCTATTCAGAACCTTGCAGATACGGGTTACTACACATTCACTTCGAGCGGAGCGAACAGTGCTAGTGCGAAGGTTAACATGGGGAACTATAAACTTACTGCCGGAAACGCGGCTGGTCGGTTTACAACAATAACTCCGGCAGCTTCCGGAACTGTAGACTATTCCGGTAAGTTCGGTTTCGTTATCAGTTTCAACGTGGAATCCACCACCTTACAAGACGCTTATATCGGCTTTGATAACGGAGGAATTGTTGATAGCAGTACAGGAATCACTCAAAATGCTACATCAAACACAGACCACGCCGGGTTCTATATTGAAGACGGTACGCTTTATGCAAGTAACGGAAGCGGATCTGCTCAAACTCGTACAGACATTACATCCGGTGTCACACTTACAGACATAAACTGTCTTCGTTTGAGTGGTACAGCTTCATCTATCCTGTTTTACGTAAACGGAACGCTTAAAGCAACACATAGCACAAACCTTCCAAACTCCGTTGACGGAACATTCCGTGCCGGAATTGAGTCGCAGACAACGGCTAACAGAGTGATGAACCTGAACAACGGGTTCCCGATCCAGGCGAAGATCTCATTCTAGTCTATGGAAAAGCCTGGTATTAAATGGGAGGACATCGTAAGTAAAGACGGATTTTATATTACGTATGTTGTTCCTGGAAGCAGTTTACTTTCCTCAACATACTTTGGCATGTTCTTTACAGCCTATTGGCCTTGTGAGGTCGTAGGCGTGTCTGAGACGCACGCTGTGGCCGGAACTGATGGTGGAGCCGTAACGCTTCAATTAGAGCGCTTAAAGCCAGGTGTAGCGGCTGGAGCAGGTGAAGACATATTGATAACGGCGTTTGACCTTAAAAGCACAGCAAACACCCCTGTAGAGCAGAGTGGGTTTGATTTTGTCCGTACTCCTTCCACAGTGGACGGATGGCAGCCAAGACAGCTTGACGCGGGGGATCGAATCGCACTCAAAACATCTGGAACATTGACCGGATTGAATTATGTTCTCGTTACTGTCTATCTTCAACACCTCGGTAGGGGTGATTATCGCTAGTATATGCCAAAGATCGTAGGAGGAAATAAGATCATCTTTGACCAGGAAGACTTCTTAAACGGATTGCACCAGCAATACGGTACTTCTCTTACGGCTACTCCTTACGGGAAGACTGGGAACAAACTCGTGGCCGCAAGTGCGTTCAACCCGTACCGTTTCATGGGTTACGCCGCACCTGGATATCTTGCGACAGATGTCACAAACGTCTCTGCTATCACGGACAAGATCATGGATGGGTGTGTTGGTTATGAAAGCGGTGTAGCGGCTGGATATCTTATTGGAGCAAACAACCTCCTTCACAAGCTCACAATTAGCACGAATACCATTGCAAACTCTGGTGTTTGGCCTCATACAATCGTAGGAACAGGAGCAGAAACAGGATCAGATGTTATCAATTATACCATCGGTTCGACTCGATACATTTTCTACAGTTTCAACGATTCAGGTGCCGCATGGGATATCGGACGCTATTCTCTCGATGGTGCGACGTTTGACGATAACTGGTTTACCACTGTTCCTGCTGGATTCTTTGCCACCTCCGGCAACACTGAACCTCACCCGATGATTGTAGGAGCAGATGACGTTCTCTATATCGGAGACGGGAACAAGGTCCACGGTTTTGATGGTGGTGTGTCTGCTACAGGTACTGTAATTGAAGACGCACTCACTCTTCCGGCTGGATATCGAATCGTAGGCTTTGCTCGTGTACCGAACTTCTTGCAGGTATTCGCATTTTTCAATGGTTCTGGTGCTTCTTCTGCAAACACATTCACACGTTCTGTTGCACAGGTATTCGAGTGGAACTATTCCGACGCCGATCCTACGCGTGTTTATGAGCTTGACGACAACGCTGTCACAGCTCCTTTTGAGTACAAAGGAATGACTGGATGTTTTACACAAGGTCGCCGATCTGGTCCGGAGAGTGCCAACCGTTATTCCAAGATCAAGCTCTTCAATGGAGCGAACTTTGTAACAGTGCAAGAGTTTATTGGAAACGCCCCTATTAAGGGAGGTGTCGATATTTTGAACGACATCATTCAGTTTAACTCCGACGGTATTCTCCACCAGTACGGAAGCCCATACGAAGGACTCCCCATCGGATTGAACAAAACAGGTGCTGGTGCTTCTACAGGTACATCCACTAACTCTGGTTTCTGCCGAACACTCGACCCAGACCAGGGGGTACTCATGTCTACCGGAGCTAGCACAAGCGGAGGATTGCAGCGCTTTCAATCAAACTATGCTCTCGCCGCTAACTTTGTTACGTCAGTAGCAGAGCCGGAGTTTCCAGAAGGAAAGGTGGGAAAAGTAAAATCTGTAACTGTTTATCACGGTAAAACGTCTTCTGGAGGCAACTCACTAACACTCAGTTTACAAGATACAATAAATGGAACGTCACAGATCGTTGATACCATAACAACTGTGACAGCAAGCACGATGGTTAAAAAATACACTGTTAAAACAAACAGCGGAGAAATGCCACGGTTTGATTGTCTACGTCTAGTAGGTCAATGGGCGTCAGGAGTGGCGTCAACTGACGCTCCTATTATCCGGCGCGTTGTTGTGGAGTTTGAAGCAACTGATCTAAAACCATTCTAATATGCCTTTTGTTAAAGGACATAAGGTAAATGTTGGTAAAAGTGTTTCAAAAGAAACCAGACTAAAAATTAGTATTGGAAATCTTAAGCCAAAGATAGAAGTGTCATGTGAATATTGTAAAAAAATATTCTCTGTCATTCCTTCAATCGTGAAACACGGTAAGGGTAAATTCTGCTCAAAGAAATGTTCGGATAAAAGTCGTATTGGAGTTTCAACGTGGAATAAAGGTCTAAAAGGCTTTCGTGCAGGAGAGAAGCGACCCGGTATCGTACCTTGCGGGGAGAAAAATACAGCATGGAAAGGCGATGATGTTCTTTACAGAGCCATGCACAGTTGGGTAGAACGAAAACTAGGTTGCCCAAATCTCTGTGCAGATTGTGGACGCTCAAAACCTCCAATGGGTAGAGGAATTAAAAGATCGTATTTTCAATGGGCGAATATAAGTAGAGAATACAAACGTGATGTAACAGACTGGAAGAGACTTTGCTACAAATGTCATAAGACATTTGATAAGAAAAATTAGATACAATTTTGTGCTAACTTATACTACTGCGAGAAACCTCTACGGGTCACTCACGAACAGTGATGAAACAGCGAACCTTTCACTAGGTGATTCGCTTATCAATCAAAGCATTCGCCACTTTGCTACAAGTAACGGTGGAAAATGGTGGTTTCTTGAGAAAGAGACAACACAGTCTACCGTCGCTAACCAGAGGGCTTATATCTTGCCTCAAAGCACCCGTAAAGTGATGGATCTCTATATCACTGTAGGATCGACCATTTACGCTCCACGTGCCGTTGAGAGTGCCGAAGAGTGGAAACAGCTCTTGATGTACCAGCTTGACGCAGATGACGTGCCTCGTGCGTATTACCGTCAAGAGAATCGAGTGCTTATCTATCCAACTCCTGCCTCTAACGGGAATACAATCACCATTCGCGTACGCAAAAACATCGTAGACTTGCGAAACGCAGACTACACAACAGGAACAGCAAGCATTGCGGCAGGTGGCACGGTTATTACAGGAGTAGGAACGACTTTTACTCAAGCGATGGTCGGTCGTTACATTCAGTTTACTTCCGGAGATGGTCTTTGGTACGAGATTGCTTCGTTCGCTTCGACAACAAGCATTTCTCTCCTTGCACCATATGAGGGTACAATAGTTTCAGGAAGCGCATTCACTATTGGAGAGATCATTCCTCTTCCAGAGGCTTACCAAGAGTTACCGGTCAACAGAGCCGCCGCTTGGTACTGGAGGAAAGAGGGAGATGTAAACCGAGCGCGTTTGTTTGAAGAGATTGTAGAGTCTGGTTATGAGATGATGTTGGCAGAAGCAAACGAGAAGCACGAAAGTTCCTACATGCCTCCTTGGTACAACTCCTGGATAAGAGATCCGAACAATCCTGAGCCAGACGTTCCAACATCTTCTTTTGTCTAAACATATGGCAAAATCAATGAGTCAAATCGCGTTAGAGGCTGCTAATCGTTTTAACAGTGCGCTAACAAACCCACTCAAGAAACCTAGCGTTCAAAAACCGGCCTTTGATCTAAAGGGTGGTTCTGCTTATTCGTACAAACCTCCTGTTGGCGGGCAGAGTATGGCTTCTGGAGGTCAAAGCATGGCCACAGGTCCACAAAGCACAGGTGGTTATTCTGTTCGATCATCTGCTACTGCTCAAGGTCCTCAAAGCATGGAGCGTCAAAGTACAGGATCTCCTTCCTTTAACTATTCTCAAGTAAAGACTCCTGTTTCTGCAATTACAGCAAACACAGCCCGTGTTTCTGCTCCAACTGTAACAAAACCAGATATCGGAATGGCAGGATTTACGTCTTCGGATCAAAGCACTCAAGATCGTATCAAGGCAATGCAAGGACAAGTTTTCGATAGCTCTTCTCTCGCTCCTAAACCAGAGATTAAAGGACCTGTAACTCCCGCAGGTGCCGGAGCTAATGCTGGGGCAGGTATAACCAATGATCTTCTACGTTCTACCGCAGAAAAGAACCTAGAAACACTCCGAGCTAAATATCTCGCCTCTCTCACACCTGGAGAGCGTGAACGTGAACTTACAAACCAACTGACAGAACAGATAGGAGCCGCTAACTTGGCTATAGCAGGAGAGGAAGGACAGGGACGAGGAAAGACCATCTCTCTTGTTCGTGGTCGTCAGGCAAAACTTGAAGAACAGGCCAACATGCAAGCCCAGACACTTGCCGATCTTATCAGTAACGAACAGGCAAACAGAATTGAGGAAGGCAAGCGGTATGCCGCGGAAATTGGTTTTGCAGAAAGCGCTTTGCCACAAAAATCAGCCCCTATCGAGATCGGTGGCGCACTTGTGCAGTTCAATCCTGAAACCGGAGCATACGAAGAGGTTTACAGAGCCAGTGAAAGCGCATCTCCTGTCGTTCTTTCAGAAGGTCAAAGACTCATAGACCCTAATACGGGTGCAGAAATTGCCTACAGTCCAAAAGATCGTGCGCCTATTACCGTATCGGCTGGTCAGAGCGTTTATGATCCTAATACAGGACAGCTTTTGTTTAAGGCCGCAGATAAACCAGAGGCACTTCCTTCCGGTATCCAAGAGTACATGTTCGCTGTCCAGCAAGGTTATTCTGGGGATTACAATTCCTTTAAGAACCAGGCAAGCAACTTAAACAGTGCGGTAGAAAACAAAAATCTCGGATTCTTCAATCGTGCTCAATCTGCCGAAAGCGACATTCAAGCAATTCTTCCAAAGGTTGGTAACTTTGCACAAGGTATCCTCCCTAATATTCTACGTGGCGGTGATTATCAGCAATACGAACAGGCTGCACGAGCTTGGATTGCCGCTATCCTTCGTCAAGAATCTGGAGCCGCAATTCCACCTGAGGAAATGACAAACTACATGCGTACCTACTTCCCACAGACTGGAGACTCGCAAGCTACTATCGATCAGAAAGAACGTTCTCGCCAGACAGCTATGCAAGCCCTTCAAGTTTCATCTGGAAACTCAGGAATGTCAGGAGGTACGGGAGACGATATAGACTCTTGGCTGGATGCTTTTAGCGGCGACCTGAGCACGTCAGGAAACGGCTCCGCGCAAGCTATTGCAAACGCGATAAAACAAGTTGAGAGCGGTGGAAACTATAACGCTCGTGGTGGATCTGGTGAGGGAGGTGCTTATCAGTTTATGCCCGCTACTTGGAAGGGATGGGCGCAACAGTATCTCGGTAACGCCAATGCACCTCAAACACCAGAAAACCAAGACTTTGTAGCCCTAGCAAAGATCAACGATCTTATTAAACAGGGTTACGGTCCAAGAGAGATCGCTCTTATCTGGAACGGGGGTCAGCCTATTGTAAAGCGTGGAGTCAATCAATACGGAGTGGCATACGATAGCGGAGCGTATGCAAATAAAGTCTTAAACGCACTTGGATAATATGCCAGTCGTAGACAGAGAAAAAGAACGAGCCATCGTTCAACGTGGTCGTGAACGCGGGATGTCAGACCAACAGATTAAGAATGCTGTTGTAAACTTTCGCGTCCAAAACGGCGGAGTGAATCAATCTGTAGCAACAAGTCAACCTACTGTTCAATCTCCACAAGCTCCTACCAAGCCACAGGAAGGATTCTTTAAGGGTCTTATTAAAGCTCCTGCCCGTGCATTAGGAGCTGTTGCTGGAACCGTAGAGGCTCTCGGATCTCTTGGAGGAGCTGGACTATCTGCATTAGCTGGAAATAGACAGGGAAGTCAGGATCTCATGCGTCAAGCAAACCAAGCCATTCGAGAAGGTGGATTTGTTGGACGTGCTACAGGAGTTAAGCCTATCGGAGCAAACGACGAAAGTTTTGGAGAGATTGCAAAACAAGTTGTTGGTACTGGTTTAGAGCTTGGATCTTATGCAACGCCTTACGGTTTAGGAAAGGGTGTTGCTTCGGCGTTAAAAACTGGTGCCAAGATTCCTATTAAGAACTTGGCTGTTGCTGGAGGTGTAGCGTCTGGTCTTGGAGAAACGGGTGCTTCTTTATCAGAAGGAAAAAGTGTAGGTCAATCCTTGGCGCGTGGTGTATCGGCTATACCTGGAGGAGCTGTTACAGGAGCGGCACTTCCTTTTGCCGGAAGAGCACTCGGGTCTCTTACTAGAGGAGTTGGAAGAGGACTAGGAAACGTAGGACGTTTTTCTGCCTCACAGATTAGCGGTCTTGCTCCTGATACAGTAACCGCGGCAACACGTGGAGAACTTACACGTAATGCTGTGAATCAGACACCTCAATCCTACGGTGATACACTAGTAAATAAGATTAAAAATGCCTTTACAGGTCGTGCAGACGAGTTATCAGAAACAGGAAAAGTCTATAACGAAGTACGTCAAAATGTTGTTCCGTTAAAAATCAAACGGACTGTTTCTGGTTATCACGACTTTGTTGTACGTGAGTTACAAAAACAGGGGCTTAAAGTAGGAAAAGGTGGAGTTATAACCACTACCGAACGATCTAAGTTAAATCCACAGGACGTTGCTAAAATTCAATCGTTTCTTAATCAATACGCAAAGTCTGCTAGTGTAGACGGAACTGTTTTTCTAAACATTCGCCAAGGTTTAGATAACTTAGGTCAGTGGAATAAATTAGCTGGAGAAACTCCTGCTCTTGCAGATTTAGCAAGAAATTTACGACGTGACTACGATAAAATAGGTAAACTTGCATTCAAAGGTTTAGAAAAGGCAGATAAACAGTTTTCTACCGAAAAACCTTTCTTAAATAAGATTCGTGCAATGCTCTACGAAAGCGCAGACGCAGAACGACGTGGAGAAGTGCGCGGAGGAGCATATTCGGACATTGCAAATCTGCTTAATGCAAGTAAAACAGACAAACGCAACAGGCTCGAAAAGCTTATTCCTGGTATTACAGAAGAAGTAAACATCCTAAAATCATTAGAAGATATATACCGTACAGAAGGGCAGAAAGCCGGTACATATACTCGGTCCGCTCTTTCCGGTGGTGTAGGAGGTGCCGCTCTTCTTACAGGAAATATTCCCGCACTTGTTGGGGCAATTCTTTACGGAGCTTATGGATCTCCTCAAAACTTTGTTCGATTGTTTCGTGCATTCGGACAAGGAAAAAACGCTATTGAAAAGCTTGCAATCAATAACGCTATTGTTCGCATTTTGACAGGTAAAGCGCTAACAAGTGAACAAAAACTACTCCTTATGCAATTCTTACAGGGAGCAGAAATGGCCGCTCAAAGAGAGCTTACGTCGGGCCTTACAGAAAAAACGTCGACAGAACAGCCACAACAATAATGATGAAAAACCACCCGATAACAGCTACGCCGTCCATAAATGTTTCATACCACACTACCCAACACTAATTGACCTAATCTGTCAATATGCCAGGCTTAATTCCAGAGCTAATTCCACCAGATACAGGGTTTTTAGGCGGTGTTGCGCCTGATTTAGCTGATATTCTCCCTTCCGGTGACTGGGAGCCATATCTTCCATCTCTTGAGCTTCAACAGAAGTACAAACTCGAAACGATGGGTTGCGTATCCTTCTCTCGGCTTAACTGTAGCGAGACACAGGCTAACTTCTACGGCAAGCCCATAAACTTCTCTGATCGTGCATTAGCGTGGGTGTCTGGTACTACAAAGAAAGGCAACACATACTCTAACGTAGACTATGCTTTCAGAACGCATGGAACGTGCCTAGAACCCGTTTGGCCGTGGAACATGGAGATGGACTGGGATACGTACTATCAGACCCCTCCTAGCGACGTACAGAGCGAAATGAAGAAGATACTGAGTGAGTGGGATATCGGAATGCGTACATACGTCCCTATAACGGTGGAGAGCCTCAAAGAAGCGTTGAAGAAAGGCCCGCTCTGGGCATGTACAAACGACCACTCATTCGAGATTTATCGGGTAGACGACAAGATCCACATATTCGACACGTATCAGTTAGAGGGAGACGGAAAGCGTCACTGGCCTCTATCAGACATCTCTCGTCTAGTATCTGCCTATATCGTTCCATTTACTCCTAAAGCTCTTGTCCCACCTCCTATGATTAAACTCCCTCCTAATAGCCTTGTAGTAGTCGTAGACGGTCACGGCGAACGCCTCATGAACGTAGACAGCACCAAGCTCTATCAAGACGATCCAGGAAAGATTTTGACAGAGATCATGGCTCGTAATGCAAAGGAAGTAAACGGAGTGATGATGTGCGGCACGTTCCCAGAGATTCACGTAAAGACGGAAGATATCAAAGACTTGCCACGTGTAAACCTCAAAGGACAACCTGTCTAATATGCCGCTTTCATCTTCAATAGGTAAAAATATTGCAGAGCTTCTAAGAGATAACAAAAAGTCAGGTATTGCACGTGGAGCTAATGGGAAACCAAGAAGCCGCAAACAGATCCTTGCGATCGCCTTAAACGCGGCTCGTAAAGCAAAGGTATGAAAATCCTTGAATCAGCGTCAAAAATCTGCCTTCTTTCCATGGTGGCAGTTCTAAACGTACTTGCTCTCGTCGCCGGTATCCATGGTGTACTTGCTGGTACGTTCTCAGACATCGAAAAGACTGTTCTTGCAGCTTTTGTTGCACAGATCACATTCATCTTTGGGTACTATTTCAACAGTAAAGGAGATGAATCACAGCCATACGGAGGCAAGTAAAAGAAACACCGGCCCATTACAGGCCGGTTTTTTGTTTCAATTCATCTTCTATATCTACGCACTTTTTACACTGACATTTAGGGTTAAATAAAATATGTTTAGGTGCTTTCGATGTATTATGTAAATTGTTGAATATTTGTTCTAAACCTTCGAGTGTAAGAGATTTGTTTTGTTTCATATTTATCTCTTAAAAAAGCACCTAGTACACAGTTTCATCTTCTCCCAAGGTGTATCTACATCATGGGAAGGAACAGTCATCTTACAGCGTGTGCAGGTGTAGGGTTTGAGCTTTTTCACACTTCTTTGTGTCTATGACAGAAACCACTGCATGATGGAGCGCCACACACAAAAGATCCCGAATCATCACATTGCCCCCTTGATTGTTTACCACACGAACATAGTATCCCATCATGTTCTTGGCACCATTCCGATCCATGATTTGTCGGTTTACCACATCTTGGGCTATACGCAAGATTATATTGACATTTGTCCATAATAGTTTGAAGAAGGGCCAAATACGGCCCAGAAGGCTACAGTGGTGTAGCAGTGAATTTGACGATACCGGTGTATTCACGGTGTTCGAGGAACTTAGACAGATCCCCTTCCCACTCTTCACGAATGGTCGTGCCATCGTTGAACACGATCTCGATCTTCCAGCGTTTCATAGTCGTTCTCTCCTCTCCGTCGATATGGCACCTTCACACATCACCAATAAGTGATGAACAAAGCACATCGACGGGGAGCAGAGAGGAATTATGTGCGAAATTGTGTCACACAATTCCTTTGCTAACTATGAACCCTTAGGGAGTAGAAAGAACACGAGCTTTCGCTCTTGGTACTATTTTACATCATTTTTTATTTCGTACAAATAATCTTTATACAAATATTCAAGACAAACAGCTAACGTATGGCTCATGTACTTTTCATGCAAGTCTGCAATAATTTCTGCGTTCTTTAATACCTCTCTTACATTTTCTGGAAGACCCTTATTAGTAAAAGTACCCATTAGTTCTTCTAACTTAATAATAGGTTTGTGAGAATCATCAAAGTATTCAAAATAATTAAAATACGGTCTGTAATCTTTCTTTATCGAATAGAACACATCATTTCCTTTTTTCCATTCACTTCGCTCTTCATCTTGGATAACTAACTCTAATTTGTCTAGATTGTTTGTGATTTTCATAATACCTTCCTGTTTCTGATAACAAGGTTTGCTTTGTCTTTATAGTTTTCCATCCATCGTACAGCACACTTCTCACACTTGCTTCGAGACTTCCCGCTCTTTGTTTTACCTGATGGGTTACCGCATTGTATGCAGTTTGGGGAAGGCATACTACGGGTACATATTAGGCCCAGTGTAATCCGGGTCGCGTTTTTCAACTAATTTTGCTTTTGCTGTTATAATCGGGTCTTTAATCAATACCTTAATCAAGTACATTAAACGGTCGTTTTCTTCTGCTGTTTGATATTTTCTTGCCTCAGTTAGCGAAACATATCCTACCAACCTTATAACTTCTGCAAGTATCTCTTTCTTATTTGTAAAGTTTTTACCTAGTACGGCTCGAAGCTCATTAACAAAATCTTGCGATTCATTTCGTGAATCAAGTACAGTTTTTTCTAAGTGCGTTATGCGCTCTAATAGTTGATTTTTTGTCATACACCAATCTCTTTCTTCATAGTAGATTCGTAATCGTCTATTCCATCTCCTCTATCTTCTAAACCTTCATGATAAGGCTTACACTTCTCAATCACCTCTAAACAATACTCCTTAGCGTACTGTTCAAGGGCGTTGGAGAAGTATGGTTCTAACTTATCTCTATTTCTAAGAGTTTTTAGAGGGTCTCCCCACATGTCGTATCCTTGGAAAAACTCTTCTCTAAACTCCTCTAACCACTGTTCTTTAGTTTTCATATGTATAAAATGTGTCTAAGAAGTGTATAACTATACACATTCCTCCCCTCTCAACTGCCCGGAACGGCAGAGAATTGCAGGATTAGAACCTACATCTCCTAAACCCGAAGGCCCAGGTATCCTCCATCTTAAACGATTTTCGCCACGTTCCGAGCATGTGGGAGGGGATGGGGGTTAGGATTCTTCCTCTTCTGAATCAGTTACTAGAAACATGCCAAATAGTGTTCCTAAAGATGCACTTACAAGTAAACCTGTGATTACACCAATCACAGTGAAGTGTGGCCCGTTACATGCCTGAATACCTGTTTGAATGATTGTTGTTGATGTCATACCAAGCAAAATGAATTACGTCTTTTCGATCTGGTCTAAAGAATAATCGCCGTCGTATTTTGTCCTCAAAACAATGTAGCCTTGCTCTTCAAAGGATTTTAGGAATCGGTCTGCTTGAGGAAGCAAATATAGATGGTTTCCTTCTAAGAGCTTCACGTTTTTATTGCTCGGATTCAGTCCGTAGAGCCTACAGAGGGTTACAGCATCCACATAGTGCCTGTCGCCGTCTGCGCGACTAAATACCTCTCCACCAACGACGAGATATTTCTGTTCATTTGTCTCCGGTGATTTTGCTTCATTCATACCTTATAGGAGTGGGAGAGGGGTTAGATGAGTTTGTTTTCTAGAAGGTGGATGAGCATGAGACCACGTGCGTCGGCTTCGGTTTCTGCATTTTTTGCACTCACCCAAACCTTGAATTGACCTGTTAAGTTATCCCAGCAACTAAACCCACGTTTTTTTAATTGTCTCGATGCAACTCCTTTAGGAAGTATTGTTCCAAGCTCGGCGACAGTGAAGGCGGAAGTTTTTTCGTCCATCCATTTTTTAGGTTCGGCCGTAATCATCCATCCATTATTTGTTGAGTACCACCAGAACAAGCTCTCTTGTTTTACCCCAAGCTCTTTGAGACGCTTTGAAATCTCCAAGCTCGTCACTTGTTTTTGTAGTTCCATATCATTTCACTTCCCCCATCTGCTCTTTAACCCATGCGGAGATGGCGTCTCTATGTGCAATCCACTTTCTGTGTTGGGATATTGAAATTCCTGATCCCATGATCCCCCTCACCTCTTTCTCCTCTTTGCATTTAGGGCAGGGCATATTAGTCTTCAACTAGAGATAGCGACCAAACACCTAGGATGAATAGCATTCCGAACACTCCTTGAATCATGAACATACTGTCTTGCATAATCGCCACTGCAGCAGTAATTATTGCACTCCACAGCGCACCACAAAATAAGATTTTTATACCCCCTTCACCGCCTTATCCGCTTCTTCGAGGAGGGCGGTTTTACAGTCTTCAACAGCCGCGTTATGACGAGTGTCCATGTCTAGCTCGATGTCCAAAGATTCTTCTAATGCGATCTTTTCATCTTCTAAAACACTCGCCCCATATCGGAGGGCTTGTTCCCAAATCATACGAACAAAGCTCCCCATTCCTAGATACTCCGGCGTCATATCCATTTCAGGATCGACACCAAGATATTTTTCTAACTCTTCCGCTTCTTCCAATATCGCCTCTAATGGTTTTGGGGGCATAGGGTTTTCTATTATTTTAGGTACTTTTTTGTTTGATTCCCAAATCTTCTTAAACCCTTCCTGTAGTATTTCTTCTGTAAGAATAGCGCCACTAATATCTTCCATGTATCCCTTGTTTAATGTGTCTATAGTGATTTTGTTTATTTTCTTTGAAATCTTCATACATTTATCATTTATTTCTCCCTGTGCGAGAGATGAGAGGCGGGAGATTAAGCTTTGTCTTGAAACTGTGCCGGAAGTTCTGAACCCAATTCTTCGAGAATTTTTCCACCCCACATCTTGGCCTCTTGAAGTTTGGTGTAAACGATAGCGATTTCGCGCTTACCTTTTGCGTATTCAGGGCGAGAATCTGCTTTAATCATCGAAGCGTACTGGATTACAGCGTCAATCTTTTTACGGAGATCGTGGATCTTCTCTTCTGGTGTCATCTCACGAGATGCGCCACTTGTATTTTCTTCGTTCATAAGATTTTATTCCGCCACTCTCACCTCCCACACAGGAAGAGCCTCACGAGGAGGCTAGACCTTTACTCTGAATATTCATCGCAAACCGTTATATTCTTTTGGTAACTAGGTTTGACGCCCGTCTGTACACGTTTAGGTAAACCCGTCCAGTAGTTTTGAACGTATGTATAGGTGATTTCTTCTGGTACTGTCACTGTTTCAACGTGAGACTTTACGCATGTTTGCGTACACCCAGCACCCATTAGAATTACTCCTGCAATCATTAGTGCGTATTTCATACCCCTTTCAATCTTTCATCTAATTTAGTGAGGATGGAGTTACGCTGGGTACGCCAGTTATCGTTCATCTGATTACGATATTCGTATATCGAGTTTATATCTGTGGAAAGATCGTAGTTTTTAGGGCCCATTTCCATTCTAAAATCTGCTACATCCATCGTACTTATCTCCTCCACCGCCTCTTCATACGCCTTAATCTTTTCTTGGTCTGTGAGAGGCATATTAGGAATCTCTAATCATCTTTATAGCTAAGTAGAAGAATAACCCACAAGCTAGTAGAGCCACGATGCTAACAACTATGTCTGTGAACATACTAAAACGTATTAACAGCTAAGTAGATGTTGAGGAGCCAAAAAAATAAAGCGATAAGAAACAATATAAAACCTAGCATTGAGTGAGGTTCTCTATTCATTTGTATCAGAGTAGACCATGCAGAAATAGTCGTACTGAATACAATGAATAGTACAAAGCTCGCAATCCCGAATAGGATGATGGTGGTCATAGGCATTGCTTTTTAAGAATATGGCAACATTTACCGTCTTCGTTTGTTTCTGCGTGTTTACAGTTGCAAGCGTTTAAGTTTGTATAGTAACTACATCGCATTGTGCTGTAGTTCATGTATGTAGTTCCGTCGTCTGGTTTTGGTATGTCTTTCCATTCATCCATACTATCCAACCTCTTCCTTAATCTTAGCGTGTACCCAGTCTGTAAACGTCATCCGCGGATTCATCTTAAAGAGCTTAATACTTAGCTTAAGACGATTCTTTTCTTCTTCTTTTGTACGATCACGGAGTGTTGTTTTCATATGTTTATAGTGTGCCATCAAGGCGGCTAGGCGTCAAGGATTAAGGTGTGGACAAAGTAACCTCCAGCATGTTCGTCTTCCCCTTAACCGATTCCAAAATAACCTTGTTTATATACTTAGGATTATCGTCTGGGATGTAGCCAAATAGTTTGAGAGAATCCCCGAGCGTCTTGGAGATTATTACGCCATTGTCACAGTCGCGTACCACCCCTTTACAGGTTTGTATGACATGAAGTGTTAAAGGTGTTGGTAACTGTTTAGGAAGTTTTGCATCTAAAAAAGCGGCACGGAATCTCCAATGCCACTCATTTACAATTGCGTTACGCTTACTCCAGTGCATGCCTGAATAAAAGGCATTTAACGAAGGAGGGAGTGCGTTAACGGTCACTTTGTACGTCATAGAATCCTGTTAAAAGAGCTAACTTGTAAGCGTTGTTGTCTGCCATTGTTAGAAATCTTTGTTCTGCCAAAGAATCATACGCTTTTCTATATTGTTCTAGGTTTTTGTCTATCTTGTCTCTTAAGCGAGACTTCCTGATATTTGGGTCTAGTCTATTGGCAAGATGAAAACAAACCGTAGAGCAATATTTCCTAAATTTGAAATGCCACCTATCTTTTGCACTGTATTCATTTTTACAACGCTCACACACTTTCATGTAGTTCATACGTTATCCGCGTCTAATTCCTCTTTAGTTTTGTACATACGCCATTTGTAAATAGTTCCGTGGTCCCTCTTATTCTCTGATATAAAGTACCCGTCTTGTCTAAGCTCGCTGATTCTTGATGGGATAGCTCCAAAACTCACACCTGGCCCGTATACTCTATTGAGGATTTCTGTAGAGTTGTGCCATTTGTAGTCGGATAGCAGGCTCAGGATCTTAGCCTTTTGTGACGTTCCGGTAATTGGATTTGGATGCGTTGTGTCTCCGGAGACTGTAACAACCGGATCAGGAGCATAAGAAACATCTCTCTCGACGAGTGGTTTTGTTTTAAGCGTTGTGAGGAATACATATTGTTCTGAACTTATCTCTCTGTTTTTCCATAGAGGAAGAAACTCTCGTGTTCTTTCACTTGCTGTCATCTGTTTTAATCTGGGGAGTAGGTCGATAACCTCCTGCTTGGTCATACCGATAAAAGTATCTGTTTCAATACCTCCCAAGACACTCCACGTTCCATAGTATCGTGCAGAAGTTCGCCTTCCGAATCTAGTTCGATAGATTCCCATCCGAAAGACATATCCCTTGTTAACCCACCAATATCTACGACACTAAACTTTTTACCATCAGAGCGTTCGGCGTAATAACGTCCGTATTCGTTTGGTCTATTTTTAAGTTCTATAGTCATAAAACAATCTCACCTAATTTAGCCCCATTCCTCACTGCCTCTTTATGTGCCTCCTCTCCATACCCCAGAAACAGATCAAACGTGCGTCCTAGGTCGTTCTGTACCCAAGTTGATGTTCTGTCCTCACATATCCACTTAAAGCCGTTATAGTTGAATTGTGTGCCAAATGGGAGGTCTTTAGGACACGCGGCAGTGTGATAAGCCTTAGCAATCGTTCCTGACGCTGTTAAACATCCTTCCTTCACTCTGTTGTGGCAGGAATCTAGCTCGGAGTAATAAGAGATTCGTACTGTCTCTGTAACAACGGGGATGGGTTCTCTTAACTTAACGGGATAGACGATGTTTGGTTTGGAGCAGGTGAACATTAGGCAGTAAAGAGCGGAGAGCATATTAGTTTTTGGTAATAGCTATTTTTACTCTACCCAATCTTCTTTTTGTATAGAGTCAAACGCCATTGCCAGTTTTTTAAGTGTTAGAGGTTCTTTTTTCTTTTTATGAATCTGTTT